TCCTACTTTCTTTGAAGCTGGATTCTTAGCCGGATAAGAAATCGCTCGTTGTTATTAACACAATGAGTGACCTTTAAAACCCCATACTTCCATTACAACTGCAGCTTGTTTCAAAGCTACAAGGAAGGAGGGAGGAAGATAAACATTCGTCTCACAATAATTGAGAGAATGGTTGTATAAACCATATTGTCTCATAGATAATGAGCAATATCTTTTTAGTTTATAGAAATCATTGAGTGAGGATTAGGTTCCAACACTCGATGAAGTCTAGAAATGAACAGAAGATACCTTCTATTTAGGTTTCTTCGATATGAAATACACCTTAAAGAAAGGTGAGATTCCTTTAAAGACATTAGTTCCTCCAGGTCCGGATGGTTTATCCATGACTACGGAACTAGTGAATTACTTAAAGCGTATAACTGATGCGAAGCAGACAATTGTCGGGCTTCCTCAGATTCTCGCTGATATCCATATGTATGGATATGAGGGAGAATATGAGCCAAGATTAGAATTTGTTCAAACTCTAATCGAATCAGAAATATATACTCTAGATAATAGAGATAAATAAGCTCTCAAAGAATATTGTGTGTTGAACCAATTGAAAGACCCCAAATTGTGGAGTAAGACAAGAAAGCTCAACATCTTTGATTTAGCTGTGCCACACCCAGTATGGGGAATGGTAAATGAAGTTCTCACGTCAGAATTGATTGGCTGGTGGTCCCACGTTTGGGCTCACCAACGGCTGATTCAAGACCGACACTTAAAAGGAGGAGTTGAATGGGACTTTCCAGTCAAATGCAGGGTTGTTACCATTGCAGAGACAGGTCGGAAAGCCCGTATTGCTACCCTAACGGAGGGAGCATTCAACACATTTAATCAAATAGGATCAAAATTCCTATTTGAGCTAATTAAGTGTGACCCAACATTAACTGATGGACTCTCTTGAGGTTTTCAAGGATTCCGATGGTATCAGAGAATGAGTGAAGTCTTCTTTTAGACTAAATACAACATCTTCGACCCAGAGTGGGTCGAGAGGGAAGACAAAGTTTTCATGTCGGGCGACTATCAGTCAGCAACCGACTACATTGTCCACCCCATAGCTTGAGATGTTATGCATGGATTCCTGAATGGCCTTGGCCTTCAGGATTAAAGATACCTTAGAATGTTATTCGACTGTCTACTCAGACCTCGAGAAATCACCATGAAGTGATCTCGAGAAGAGCTTAATGCCGACGCTTAACTTTTCTTCGGAAAAGACTATACCTAGGTCCCAAAATTGGATTGAGACGTCATTGAGAAAGAGGAAGTATTCCTTTCTTCCTGTGGCGCCTTAATGGGGGACGTTGGTACGAAAATAATTTTAACGATTATGACGAAGGTTGTAGATATACTCGTTCA